AGGATGCTACCCAAAAGAAATGATTTGCTTCATTTACTCTATTAATTCAAAAACAGCAAACAGATTAAATGATATTGCCGAAAAAACAGAATCGACAAAGATAGTTTTATCTGATTTGCAGAATACGGCATACAGAGCAAAAGAAAAAGCCGTTTTAGAATGCTTTAATTCAAAAAAAATTGAAAGTATATTTGTTCATAGTCACGCTAAAATTGTCGTTTGGACTTCGGAAACAACAAATACACTATTTTAGGAAGTGGGAATTTAGCTGCAAATGCAAGAGTTGAGCAGTATCAAGTAATTAATTCAATCGAAATGTTTAATTTTGTTTCAAATTGTTATGCTGAAATGAAAAATATTCAGATTAAAAAAAGAAATGAAAGTCTCTGGAAATAATGGCATATAATAAAAAGAAAATATTTGAACAAGCCAAGGAAGCGATAACGAAAAACAACCTTTTTTTTATCGAGGATGTTGTCGCGTTTTTGCCGATAGCTAAAAAAACTTATTACGAATATTTCCCAATCGGGAGTGACGAAAGTAACGAGTTAAAGGGAATGATTGAGCAAAATAAGATTAAAACAAAGTCAGCAATCAGAGCGAAACTATTTAAAGGCGAAAAGGCATCAGAGCTACTGGCTTTATACAGGTTAATTTGTACACCAGAAGAACATCAAAGGTTAAATCAGCAATACATAGATTTAAAAAGTTCAGACGGCTCAATGGCACCTCCTGTATTTGTTTTCAAAAAGTTAAATGAAAAAGAATGAAATTGTTATTGCAGCAAAGTTTCAGCCGCTATTTGAGATATTGCAGGGGGAGCATAAAGACGTTGACACGATAATAATCACCGGCGGTCGGTACTCTTTAAAGTCATTCACGGTATCAATATTTGCCAACACAGCGTTAGCATGGTTCGGGTGGAATGTGTTATACACCCGGTACACAAATTCAACTATTGTTGATTCAATTAAACCCGAAGTCTCTGATAAAATTGAGATGTTAGGACTTTCCGGCATTGTATCAGACACCAACACTCACATAGAACACAAAGGCAATCGGATAGCTTTTAAAGGAATTAGACCCGGTTCAAAGGAGCAATCAGCAAACTTAAAATCATTATCGGGTTTCAATTGCTTCATAAATGATGAGGCGGAAGAATTGCCAGACCTTAAAACGTTTAAAAAGATTTTCTATTCAATTCGTGAAACTGATAAACAAAATCTATCAATACTAATTTTAAATCCGACTAATAAAGACCATTGGATATATCAGGAGTTCTTTGAAAAGAAAGGGGTAGAGGGCGGTGAAAATTGCATTAAAGATAATGTGATGTACATTCACACCAGTTACTTAGATAGTACACTTTCAATGATGCCGCCTAATATTTTAGCCGATTATGAGCGAATGAAAGTCGAAGACCCGGCGGAATATGAAAACATCGTTTTGGGCGGTTGGATAACAGAGCCAGAGGGTGTATTATTGCCGAAATCACAATTGCATTTTGCTGATTTGTCAGCGATACCTCCTGAATCAATTATTTACAGATTTTCAATTTCAGACCCGGCAGATACCGGGGACGACAAATACTCGAACCCATTTATCCATGTAGCCGAAATTGACGGGCGGATAGTGTGCTTCGTGAAGGATGTAATTCATTCAACAGATGGAATTGAGGCAAACGCTGAACGGGTGACAGAAAAGGCCATAGGGCACGGAATAGAAGCATTCTTTATAGAGAACAACGGCGTGGGATTAGCGGCTGCAATTTTGATAAAAAATAAGCTGCCAAAGAATGTAAATTATGTTCCTTTTCATTCTTCGATAAAGAAAGAGACACGTATAATTAGTCATTTTGAATTTGTAAAAAAATTCTTTATATTTGATGTAAACTATAAAAACAATACTGAATATTTCAGTTTTATGAACGACTTAACGGGGTACATCAAAAGCGACGATAGGGTAGCAAATAAGCATAAAATAGATGCAATAGATGCTATTTGCATGGCTGCAAATATCGTAAAATTGAAATACCACAAAATTATTTACGGGCAATGAGAATTTAAACCAATTTATTAAAACTTAAAATATGAATGAACAATCGAATGACACAGCACCCAAAATTGAGAATAACGGATGTTACGTGTTGCCTTCTTTTGCTTTCTACAACTCCGATAATATGGATGTAATGAGGAGTTATTCTGATAAATACTTCGATTTGGCTATTGTTGACCCGCCGTATGGAATAGGCGAAGATGGGAGCAAAAACCATACACGTGGAAAACTTGCAATAAGTAAAGATTATAAACCTTATGTAGGAAATGATTTAAACGCCCCTGAAGCTGAATATTGGAATGAACTAAGACGAATAAGTAAAAATCAAATAGTTTGGGGTGCAAACCACTTTATAAGCAAATTGCCTTTTGATAGTAGTTGCTGGATTGTATGGGATAAAGAGAATGGCGAAACTGACTTTGCAGATTGCGAGCTTGCTTGGACTTCATTTAATACAGCAGTACGAAAATTCAAATGGAAATGGCAAGGAATGTTACAGCAGAATATGAAAAACAAACAGAAACGAATACACCCAAACGAAAAGCCAATACAACTTTATGAATGGTGTATTCGAAACTATATTAAACAAGGCGATAAAATTCTTGACACCCACTTAGGAAGTGGAAGTATTGCTATTGCAATAGACAAAGCAAACACCTTAGATAAAATGAATCTTACTTTTGTCGGCATTGAACTTGACACCGACTATTTCCGGGCAGCAATCAAACGATTTAAAACCCACAAACAACAAGGCGTACTTCTATTGGAATAACAATAACATCAGGGCACTGCATTATTTAAACCGCTTAACGTCAATTAAGCGGTTTTTTTATGCCCAAACGCTTTTAATAGATAAAATCTATTGGTATTTAAAATTTAATTAACTTTGTATCAAATTATTTTGATGTGAGCATATTAAATTGGTTTGGGAAAAGAGGTGTTGACGTTTATGAAACTGACTTAGATTACCAAATGAAAAATATCGGGAATATTATAATTCCTGAAAAATTAACGTCAAAAAATGCCTTTTTACTCGCAAATTCAGTAGCTGAAATATTCTTTCCGATTGACTTTTATGCAGATAGAATCAGCAAATTACGGTTTTTCATTGCCGACAAAAACGGCATTGAAATAGTCAATTCAGAGTTAAACAGATTCGTTTCCGATGGGATAAATCCGCTATTTTCATTTTCTGATTTGATTTATAACTATGTATTTAGTCTATTGGCCGATGGTAATAGCATCAGTTACTTAGGCGTTCCTTCGATTTATAAAACTATTTCGCCGTCAACGATTGAACGATGGGACGTTTTGCAGCCGAATTTGGTTGACATTACAGAGGTTACAAAATTCAGCCTGTTAAATGCAAATTCATTAAACGATGCAATCAGCAGAGCGTTTTATTCACAGGGAGGGTCGTCCAGAAATGAGTTAGATATTGAAAAACTCATAATTCACAATGTAGGGTTGAAACGAAAATCAAACTCAATTGTTTTGGCAGATGGCCTATTGTGGAAAGCAAATAAATCAATAGACACCTTGCTTTCCGTGTATTCCGCCCGCTATAATGTTTATGCAAATAATGGTGCTGCGGGTTACTTAGCCCATAAATCCTCACTGAGTGCCAGTAGTGATTTGGAATCAGCTATTTCAGGGGTCAACAAGAAAGAGCAGATAGTAAATGACATAAACGAAAGAAACGGGGTGACTGGCCGCCGGAATATTTGGGGAGTTTCCGGTGTTCCGATTGAATTTGTGAAAACGCTTGCGACTATTTCAGAACTCATGCCGTTTGATGAGACGTTGGAGAGTTCAATTAAAATCGCCTCTGTATTTCAAATTCCGCCTGTACTTGTTCCACGGAAAGACCAGTCGACATACGACAATCAGGAGAACGCAGAGCGCAATGTTTGGGAGAATGGACTTTTGTCGATGGCCGAAACAGTTTGTCAGAACCTTACACGGATGTTTAGATTCCCGGAAGGCAATAAGATAATCTTTGATAGTTCGAATGTTTCCGCATTGACTAAAAATGAATCAGAAAGAGAGGATTTAACAGCAAAGAAAATAGCAAATCTGGAAAAACTAAAGGCATTAAATCCTGATTTTGACATATTACCAATTGTAACAGAAATTTATAACGGTTATGGAAAAAAATAAGAAACAAGAATTTGAAAATAATCAAATTTGCAGAGCGTTAATCAAGCCTACCGATGACAATTCGGAATTTGATTTTGAGGCGGTCGCCGTGCCGACTGACAATAAGCAACTCCGCTATTCATACGAGAATGACGAGTATTTTTATCAGATATTACGCACCGGAAAAGAAAACATTATAACTGACAGACTCGATTCCGGGCTGCCAGTATTCGACAACCATCCGTGGGAAAATTCAGCTTCAAATACTTTAGGAATAACAACAGGCTATGATTTTACAGATACCGGGCTTGTTACGCGGGTTAAATTGGGTGCAAGGGCTGATGAGGCATTGAAAGAAGATATTAAGAATAAAATCATTAAAACGGTATCAATAGAAGGCAGCGTTCGGAGGTACATAATCGAACGAATACCAGGGCAAGTGCCGATTTATTACGCTGATTTATGGGAGCCAGAAAGTTTGAGTTTCGCACCCGTACCGAATGATATTTCAGCACAAATAGAAGTTAAGCGGGCTTTAAAAAATCAGATTGAGGAATCTGGGAAGAAACAGCCTGAAAGCGATAGTTTATTAAATTCATTACTAAAAAAGTATTAAAAATGAAGAGAGAACAGTTTTTAGAAATCGTTAAAAGGTCAGTAAAAAAAGACCTCAACGAACAAGAACTTTCTTTTCTGGGTTCGATTGGTGAAGCCGTCGAAGGAGCTTTTCAGGCCGACACAGTGACCAGAAAGAAAGAAATCGAAGATTTAACAGGAATGTTAGGTTCATTTGAAGGTGGAAAATCTGCGGCTGATGTTATTAGGGCTTTAGCTCAGAAAGTTGACGATGTTGAACAACGCGCAAAACGTGGGTTCAGCAATGAAGAAAAGTATAAACTCCGTACTCTTCTTGAAGAAAAGAAAGATGAAATCCAACGCGCCCGGAAAGGCGGAACACCGTGGGAAATCGAATTTAAAGCAAAACGTGCCGCAAGTGCGCTGATGCAAACATCAACTATTTTAACCGGTGCATCAGCCGTTAATACAGCGAACCTGTTTGACGACATGGAAGTCGCCGTTTTCCATTATCCTGTAAATTTCATTATTGATGTAATCGGTGGTTCTCAGGTTTCCAAAGTTCCGCAGACATGGCAGTGGAAAGAAGAAACGACCTCTGGTGATGGCGTACCTGCACTTGTTGCTGAAGGTGCAGCAAAACCAAT